CCAATATATTTTTGTGGATTTTTAGGGGTAAACTTTCCAGAATATGCCATAAATAGTAGTATAATTAATTAATTAAAGAGAATTTCAATGGCCATTATTTCTATTCCATCGTCAATTGGTGGTGTATCTATACCCGGTGCTATTTTTAAAGGACCACTAGGTGCATTATTTGGTAACAAATATAACCCTTCATTTTTACAATATCCGAGAGATTTGAGTTCTTCCACCAAAGGTCATGTGGTCCAGTTCTCAATTAATGAAATAGAACCTATCAGTTATCAAGAAGGCAATGATTATAATATTGTTGGCTTACAAAAAGATACAACTGGTGGTGATATTGCCAATAAAATATTTAATACTGCTGCTAATGTTCTTGATACAGCAAAAAGTATCAATCTTGAACTTAAGCCTAAAAAGAAAAGAAAAGTTGCAACTATCTCTTTATATATTCCTGATACCCTTAACTTTACTTATGCTTCTTCTTATGGTAATTTGAGTTTACAAGATGTGGCAAATGAAATTGCTGGCGGTATATCTGATAAAAAAAATCCAATATTATCAAAATTAAATCCAATAGGTAAAATAGCTTCATTAGGTTTATCTGCAGCCGAATCAAAAACATCTAAATTGTTATTGGCTACACAAGGTCTTGCTATTAACCCACAACAACAATTATTATTTGATGGTATTGATTTTAGAACCTATCAAATGGCTTTTACATTTACTCCTTATTCTAAAGAAGAATCAGACACAGTTAATAAAATAATTCAATTATTTAAATATCACGCAGCACCACAAATTACCACTTCTGGTGCAGGTATGTTTTTTATTCCGCCATCAACTTTTGATGTTGATTTTTTATTTAATGGAGCTAAAAATCAAAACATAAATCGAGTTGCTGAAAGTGTTATTGAGAGTGTTGATGTTAATTATTCACCTAATGGTTGGGCTGCACACGATGATGGTGCACCAGTTCAAACAACATTAACAATTAACTTCAAAGAAATCGAACTCATTGATAAAACAAAAATTAAAGATGGATATTAAAAATGCAATATTTTGATACATTACCAAAATTATTACAATATGACAATACTGGCACCGGTAGAATTTTTACCAATTTGTTGGCTAGAGCTAGTGTTATTCCAGAACTATTAAAAAATCCAGCTCTTTATTATCAATATGATATACAAGATGGTGATACACCAGAAATTGTTGCTCATAAGTATTATGGTGACTCATATCGTTACTGGATTGTATTATTTGTAAATGAAATGTTAGATGCTCAATGGGATTGGCCACTATCACAAAAAGATTTTAATTCTTATATTAATAAAAAATATAATGGAAGTACCAGCATTTATACCGATGCACACCATTATGAAAAAATATTAACTCAATATGATTATAACACAAACATTACTACCACCAATAAAGTGATTGTGAACGAAACTACATATAATAGTATTGTTCCACAAACCAACATTTTTTCACTTCCTACTGGTCAAGTATCAATAACGGTAAATAAATCCGTAACTTCAATATATGATTATGAATTGGATTTAAATGAACAAAAAAGAAACATTAGATTGTTAAACACTGCTTATACTAATCAAGTAGAAGAAGAATTTAAAAAATTAATGGCTAATTAATTATGGCTGAAAATCAAGATTTAAATATTGAATCTCCTGGTGCTTATTACCCACAAGACTTTTCGTTAAAAACATTAAACTTTTTAACTGCCAGCGGTCAACGCATTGAAATTAAAAAACTATTAGTTGAATTATCTTATTTTGAGGACATTTATAGTTTTGTAACTTCTGGATATATTACAATAGTTGACGCTCAAGGATTTATTGAATTGATGAGGTTAACAGGTAATGAATTTATTGAAGTTAATTTTGGTAAAGTTAAAGATGGAAAAAACAAAACTAACCAATTGTTTAGAATTTATAAATCTAGTGCCAGAAAACCTAGTGGAAATCAAAATAGTGAAGTATATACATTATACTTTTGTTCCGAAGAATTGTTATTATCTGAGCAAAGTAAAATAAGCAAATCATTTAAAGGTAATAAAATATCCAAAATTATTGATAATATATTAACCGATAAATTAAAAGTAAAAAATAGTAAAATTGATAAAATAGAAGAAACTACAGGCATATACGATTTTATTATACCAAATATGAAACCTTTTGAAGCAATTAGTTGGATGTCAACATATGCGAGACCAACTACATATCCTGGTGCTGATATGTTATTTTTTGAAACGAAAAATGGATTTAATTTTAGGTCATTACAATCTATGTTTAAAGATGATGTATATGCCACATACAAATATGAGGCAAAAAACATTGATGATAAAATTCAAAGTTTTCAAGAAAAAACAATTGCAATCTTAGATTATGAAATTAGTAAACCTTTTGATGCTTTAAATGAAATTAATTCTGGTACTATTGCCAATAGATTAATTTCTATTGACCCATTAACAAGAACTTATAAAAAAACAGATTTTGATTATGATAAATTTAAATCTCAATCAGAATCATTAAATTCTGGTGGTGTACAAGACACTCTACAAAATAGATTAGGTAAAAAATCAAATGAATCTTATGATGGAGTATTGAAGTTGGTTTCTGGAAACTCAAACCAACAAAATGTTCCTTACATTAAACAACAAGGTGGTGTTGCAAAAGATATTTTTATTGAAACTTATGTTCCCAATAGAACCGCTCAAATATCTTTGGCTAATTATACAATAGTCAAAGCCACTATACCTGGAGATCCTGGTATTACTGCTGGTAGAACAATTAACTTTAATTTATTAAGTTTAAAGCCTGGTAAAGAAAGAGATTTAGATAAATTTTATTCAGGTAAATATTTGGTAACAGCAGTTCGGCATATCATACAATCACAAGGTGTTTATCAAACAGTTTTGGAAATTGTTAAAGATAGTACAACAACATCATATCCAACTATTAACAATAATAGTTCGGAGTGGAAAGAAGCAGTAAATGAATAATTTTATAGGTAAAGATGGATTTATATGGTGGGTTGGGGTAGTAGAAACAAGAGTTGATCCGTTGGCTCTTGGTAGATGCCAATGTAGAATATTTGGTTGGCACACCACAAATGAAATGGAATTACCAACTAAAGAATTACCGTGGGCCAGTCCTATGTACCCAATAAATAATTCAAAATCTTTTTCATCACCACAAATAGGTGATTGGATTGTAGGATTTTTCATGGATGGTCAATCAGCTCAAGCACCAGTTATGATGGGTGTATTACCAGGAATTAAAAAATGACAGATACAGTTAAACCAAATTTTGCAACAACTAATGCTGATGGCACAGAAAAGAACAGTCCAAAACCAATAAACTCTGGTGATTTGGCAACTTCTGGACAACCATCCACAGCACCAACCGCTACAGGAAATTTAAAAAACACTACATTAGCTAAGATGAATGAAAGTTTGGCTCATGTGTGTGATATTGCAGGACCTATGGTATATGGTATTGCTTGGGCTGCATATAAAATTGGTGAAGCTATTCAATCAATCAGAACATTTTTGGAAGGTTTATGGAATTCTGCCGCAAATACTCCGTTTGGTGATGCAGTTAGAGGATCAATTAAATTTATTAAAGCTAAAATTGCTTTAGCAATAAAATTTATTAAAGATGTTAAAGAAGCTGTTGCAGCTGTACAACAATTTGTCAATCAAATGATAGAATTAATTGCTTTAATCGCCACATATCCAGCAAAAATTGCAGCCATTTTAATTGGTTGTGTAAAAGAAGCTACTGCCAATATTGCTTTATCTGAAGAAAATAAAAAATTACTTGAAACTGCGCAAAAGTCGGGTGCAGCAAAAATAGCAACAGACACCGTAAAATCAACTGAAACTAATTTGACGGCGGTTGAAAATAGTTCAACATCTACAATAGTTCCACAATTTCAGATAGCATAATGGCAAATTTATCATGGACCGAACCGGAATCAGCAGCTAATACTGATTACCCTCCACAATATCCGTACAACAATGTACAACAAACTGAAGGCGGTCACACATTCGAAATGGATGACACTCCAGGTCGAGAACGAGTTCGGTTACAACACCGATATGGATCATTCATAGAACTTCATCCTAATGGTGATGAGGTTCATAAAATTGTGGGTAAAGGTTATGAGATTATTGCCTCTGATAAGAATGTATTAATTAAAGGTGTTTGTAATATTACCATTGAAGGTGATTCTGTATTACATGTTAAAGGTGATTCATATAATCAAATAGATGGTACAGCATATCAAACTGTTAATGGTTCAGTCAAGCAATTAGTTAATGGTAATTGTCAACAAACTATTGATGGTGATTATGATATGAATGTTTCAGGTGACGTAAATATTAATGCCACCAATGTTAATTTAAATGCTGATTTGAATGTTCGTGGAGATATTGGCAGTACACAATCTATTTCAGCAGACGGAAATATTAATGCCAAATTATCTGTGTCGGCAATTAAAAGTGTTGAAACTACAGGTTATATGATTGCTGGTACCACAATGGTTGCTGGTGTTTCTGTATATGGTCCTATGGTTTCTGATATTTTTAGTTCAATGGAAATGTTTAGACTGAAAGTTGACCAACATGTACATATTGGTAACAAAGGATTCCCAACATCGCCACCTACGGCACCAATGGAATAATAGATGAGTGTATACGGCCGATTAGGTTATAACTTCGATAGCACACAATTTAATGGTGCAGACAAACTTTCTCAAGGAGTTTTAAACTATCTTGGTAATACATCAACACAACTATCTTCTTGGCAAATTGATGATATGTCAAATAGTACAGTTGGTGGATATTATCAAAACCCACTTCAATATAACTTAGCATCTCTTTCTATCTATCTTGATGCAATTTATACAACAGCTAATACAGCCAATTTAACATATTTGTATGCATCAGTTACTTCAAGTGCATTATTACCTTTGTTGACTTCCACATCACCATCAATTATTAGTTTTACAACACACACCAACAATTTGTCTGGTGTAACAAGATCATCTAATACTGCACTTTATCCCGATTTAGGTTCGGCATTAGCAATAGGTCGACAAATATTAAATATCACGAATACAACAGATTCAATTCAAAATAATATACCAATACTTGGCAATTTTACTAGTCTATATACAGGTAACACATTAAGTTCATTAAATATATCAATTATCAATGATTATATTACTTTAAATAATAGCATTTCAATTGTGAGTGGGAATGCCGTAAGTAATATCAGTAATTCAAAAATGAATACAATAATTAGTGATATACAAAATTTACAAACATTAATGGACACAAGAAGAACAGGTGATTGGACGTTCTATCAAAATTCTTTGAATGTAATGCAAGATTATCAATCCGTTTTACAATTTTCAAATATTGGTGCAACACAAAATTCACTTATTACATTAATAGGTACACCAAAATTACATAGTCGGTTAGGATATTAATGCCATCACAATTTAATTTACCTTTAGATCCGACAATAGTACAGTCTGTTGTACAAACTAATATTCCAACTTCAAATGTAATTGGAACTTTAGGAGATTCTATTTTTATTAAAAATAATGAATTTCAAAAAGCAAATGATGCATTAAATGTAGCTTTTAGTGCATGGAATACAGCAAATGTGGGTAATACTTTTGTTAATAATGGAGGCACAATAAAAGGTAGTGTAGTTATAACAGGTAATTTATCTGTACTAGGTAATTCAACATCGATTACTACATCTTCATTAGAAACTAATGATTCATTAATTTTATTATCGACAGGCAATTATTATTCGGATACAATAGATATTGGTATTGTTGGACATTACAATGCAGGTTCAAATGCTCATTCAGGAATTATTAGAGATCCTAGTTTGAAAGAATGGATTTTCTTTCAAGGATATACACCTGAAATTAGTTCCAATAATTTAATCAATATTAATCATTCTTCTTTTGCTTATGCTAATGTATATGCAAACACATTTAAAGGTAATCTAATTGCTACCACAGCAGTTATTAATGGACTAGAACTTTATAATTATTCTAGAGCTGCTTACAATCAAGCAAACGTAACTGTCGGTGGTTTGATTACTGCTAATGCCAACGGTGTTTCTACTGATGGTAAAATGCAATCAGCATATAATCAAGCTAATACAGGAACAGTTCTTGCTCAAGCAGCTTTTAATTCCGCTAACAACGTTGCACCACAAGTTCAACCAGCATTTAATCAAGCAAATACTGGATTAGTTCTTGCTCAAGCATCATTTGATTATGCCAATTCAAGACAAAATATACAAACATCAGCAAGTCCAACATTTAATGGATTAACATTAACTAATGCTTTAGCAATCAATCAAGGTGGTACGGGTGCAACATCACAAGGTTCAGCTCTTACTGCTTTGTTACCCTCAGGAACATCCGCTGGTTATGTATTAACTACTGGTGGTCCGGGAAGTTTTTATTGGGCTGCAGGTGGAGGTGGCGGAAGTGGTGGTGTAACACCAGGAACAACTATTGCTTCAACAAGAGTGACTGCTACAGGAAATGGATCTGGAATAGCATATTCAACTCCTGTTTATGTTGCTGGTACTTCTCAGTTAAGAGTTTATATTAATGGCGTAAGGCAGTTTGCTTCCGAATATACTGAAACAAGCGGTAATACTGCTGGATCAGGTATTGTTACTTTTTCAACTTCACCAGCTTCAGGCTCAGCAATATTATTTGAAGTTGATGGTTACACCAATAATCCATATTATGCAAACAATATTGCATACACTATTAATTCTACAATTGGTTTAACGGCAAATACAATTCAATTAGCCCTTGACGGACTTGCAAGTATTTCTGCATTAAAATCAGGATCATCTTTTACTGGTCCGGTAATGGGTCCTACAGCTGACATTAGCGTTGCAAATACACAACTAGCTACTACTGCATATGTTAAAAATTTAGCAAATTCTGGTATCACTTTTTCTCATAATATTTCAGGTTCTGCTACTACTGCTGGTTCTGCTACTACTGCTGGTTCTGCTACTACTGCTGGTTCTGTTGCTAATACTGGTATTGTTGGTTTAATTGCGCCAGCTCAAATTTCTCCAAGTTATAGTGAATTTGTTTCGGGTACCGCCTTGTTATTTCAACAAACTACAGCACCAACCGGTTGGACAAAACGAATCACACATAATGATAAAGCATTAAGAGTTGTAAGTGGTACTGCTGGTTCTGGAGGATCGGTAGCTTTTTCAACTGCTTTTGCCTCACAAACACCAAGTGGTTCAGTTGGTGTTACTGGTTCAGTTGGTGTTAGTGGTACCGTAGGAGGTACCAGTTTGTCTGTAGCACAATTACCAAGCCACACACACCAAGATAGAATGACAATTGGTACGGACGACCTTAACATGACTAACGGACAAGACGTTGCTATTAACCTCCGTTCTTCATCAGATGTGCCTCGTCTTGATTATTATGGAACAACCGAAGCTACGGGTTCTGGAGAATCTCACACTCATAGCTTTTCGGGATCCGGATCATTCTCTGGATCGGGCACTTTTACCGGAACTGCCATTAATTTAGCTGTAAATTATGTTGATGTTATTATTGCAACCAAAGATTGATAGGAGATTATAATGGAATTAAAAGCAAAAAACGGATGCCCGATAGATAATTTTGAACCTTGTAGGCAACTGGATTGTGCATGGTTCACGAAACTGAGAGGTATGGATCCTAATACCGGTAAAGATATTGATGAATGGGGGTGTGCAATTGCATGGATGCCAGTATTGATGATTGAAAATAGCCAACAACAAAGAAGTACTGGTGCAGCTGTCGAATCTTTTAGAAATGAAATGGTAAAAGCCAATGAAATTGGTCAAAAAGTTTTATTAGCCACAGTACAAGCACCACAAGAAAAACAAACGTTAATAATGGATAAAGAATGAAAATAACAATTATTCGAGAAGATGGTGCAATTTACCAAGATGGTGTGCCTTGCTCTGGCTTAGACTTATCATTTATTCCATCGGACGTTCATGCTTTACAATGGAATAACGATAAAGGTTGGATTGAATATTCTGAAGATTCTGATGGAAATAAGCCAAACAACTATAAAATTGATATTTTACCAGAGTGGGCTAACACAGCAATTAGTTCTTGGATTACTGCAAATACAGAATTTTTATCAGCAAACGGATTAAATACATTAAGTGATTAAAAAATGACAACTAAAGTATCTTCAAATGAACTATCAAATACTGGTGTAACCGCAGGAACCTATGGCGGAACAACACAACATTCAGTTATTACAACTGATGCTCAAGGTCGAATCATATCTGCTGCAAATGCAACTCCAAGTATTGCTACATCACAATTAACAGGTACTTTTCCAACAACATCGTTAAGTGGTACAATTACTGGCGCTCAATTAGCTTCCGGTGCAGCCAATACAAATTTAGGATTTACTCCATACAATTCTACAAATCCTGCAGGATATATTACTAGTTCAGGTACAGCAGCTGCTATTTCTGGAACAATTCCAACATCTCAATTGACTGGAACAATTCCAACATCTCAAGGAGGAACTGGATTAACTTCTTCTGGAGGTTCTGGTGGAGTATTAATTTCAGATGGGTCTACTTGGACAACATCAGTAATTACTGGTAAAGTTTCATATTTTGCAATGTCAACTGCACCAACTGGTTGGATTAAAGCAAATGGAGCGGCAATTTCAAGAACAACTTATGATACACTTTTTGCAGCTATTGGTACATATTACGGTGCTGGTGATGGTAGCACAACATTTAATATTCCCGATTTGCGTGGAGAATTTTTAAGGGGGTGGGATGATGGCAGAGGCCTCGATTCTGGAAGAAGTTTTGGCACAGTACAGGGTCAAGACTGGAAGACATTATATTTACAAGATGCAGGACAAGCCTCATCATCAAATTATACACATGATGTAATTGGAATTAAAGGATTAAGTAAAATTGGTGTCAATGATGGTACTCTTAATTTGTTTATGGGAAATTGGGCCAATCCTTCGGCACACCTTAATGGTTATTGGGGTGGTGAAGAAATTAGACCTCGTAACGTATCCCTTTTAGCTTGCATAAAATTTTAAGGTAATTATAATATGAAACGTGTAATTCAATTAAACGAAGATGGTTATGTAATAGGTTTTAGTATTGCCGATGAATCGCCTTTAGAACCAGGAGTATATCATATTCCAAGAAATTGTATAGATGCAGAATTACCAAACATACCAGCTAACAAAAATGCAAAATGGAATGGTTCTGAATTTATATTTGAGGATGTTGTTGAACCTATTGAACCGGAACCTATACCTTTAACATATAAAGAACTTAGATTCAATGAATATCCAGATTTTAAAGATTACTTGGATGGTATTGTTAAAGGTGATCAAGAACAAATACAAAAGTACATTGATGACTGTTTAGCGGTCAAACAAAAGTACCCCAAACCATTATAAATAATACATGGCCACACTAAGCAAAATCTACTCCGATATCGATTTTACCTTTACCAAGAAACCGGTAGTGGGTGACGTAGCTCTTAGTTACGATGCTCAATCAGTTATTCGTTCGGTTCGTAATATTCTATTGACAAGGCACTATGAAAAGCCTTTCAATCCAGATTTTGGTTCTAATATAGATGCTATATTATTTGAATTGGTTTCACCACTTTCAGCCACAGCCTTAGAAAGAGAAATAAGAACATCCATAGAAAACTATGAACCTAGAGCAAGATTGAGTGAAATTATAGTAAATCCTCAACCGGACAACAATTCTTATAGTGTTTCATTGTCTTTTTACATAGAAAATGCTACATTACCAACCACAGTAACACTCATTTTAGAGAGAAATAGATAAAATGGCAGGAGCTAATAGCCAAATCCAAATGACAGATTTGGATTTTAATAATATTAAAACCAATCTAAAAAAGTATCTACAATCACAAGATACACTAAAAGATTATAATTATGAAGGTTCTGCACTTTCTACTCTTTTAGATGTTCTTGCTTATAATACACAATATAACTCATATTATCTTAATCAAGTGGCCAATGAAATGTTCTTGGACACGGCAATCCAGCGTGGTTCTGTTGTTTCTCAGGCTAAAGTATTGGGATATGTACCTAAATCGGCCATTGCACCATCTGCTGAAATTAACTTAAATTTTACTGGTGTTACTGATTCTTCTTTAACATTACCAAAATTTACTACGTTTATGTCGGAAGCAATCGATGGTATAAACTATAATTTTGTTTCAACTAATTCACAAACAGTTAATGTTTCCGGTGGTACGGCTACATTTAATAATGTTGTACTCAAACAAGGTATTCCAGCAACAGTATCATACACAGTAAATTCTATTACAAATCCAAGTTACACATTTAAAATACCAGAAACTAATGTAGATACTACTACCATTTCTGTTGTTGTTCAACAATCCTCTAGTAATACAACAAATCAAGTTTATAATTTGGCATCAAATTATTTAACTTTAAATCAAAACGATAATGTATACTTCTTACAAGAAAGTATTACAGGAACTTATGAAATTTATTTTGGTGACGGAGTATTGGGTAAACTATTAACAGATGGCAATATTGTGTTTATTTCTTATATTGTTACTCAGGGTAGCACTGCTGCTGGTGCCAATAATTTTGTATTGATGGATTCTGTTGCAGGTTATTCAACATATACATTAACACCAGTTGTTGAAGCTTCTCAAGGTGGCACAAAAGAATCTATTAGTTCTATTAAATTTCAAGCACCAAAAGCTTATGCAGCTCAAGGTCGTGCTGTCAGTAAAAACGATTACATTACCGCCATACAACAAAATACACTAGGTTATTCTTTTGATGCCGTGAATGTTTGGGGTGGAGAAGAAAATGACCCACCAATATATGGCCAAGTGTTTATTAGTTTGAAACCTACCGGTGCTTATAATTTAACCACTACACAAAAACAAAGAATTATTGGTGAGGTAATTAAACCAATTTCCGTTTTAACTGTTACTCCGACAATCATAGATCCTGATTATACCTATATTAAATTAACCGTTAATTTGGTATATGATCCTACCAAAACCACACAAACATCTACACAAATTCAATCTGGTGTAACACAAGCTATTCGTAATTTTGGTACAAAAACTTTGAATACATTTAATTCAACATTCAATTCGTTTGATTTATTAAATACCATTCAAAATTATAGCAACTCAATTGTTACATCTGAATTTCAATTACAACTTCAGAAAAAATTCTTACCTAGTTTGACTACTACAACAACGTACAATTTAAATTTTAATACGCCACTTCAAGCAAACAAATATACTACTGGAACATCTTCTTCACCATCAATGCAGTTTAGAGATCCAGCCAATTTAGCTAATATTGTTGATGGCATATTAATTGAAGAAGTTCCAACAACGACAAATTCAGTAGAATCTGTTTCAATAATTAATCCTGGTTTTGGATATACTTCTACACCTACTGTTACAATTAATGGTGATGGAACTGGAGCTACGGCTCATGCAGTTTTGACTGGTTCTGGCACCATTTCTAAAATTGTTGTAGATAATGGTGGTAACGGATACACAGCTGCTATCTTAACAATTACTCCGGCTGCAGGAGATTCAACCGGCCAACTTGGTGCTGCTATACCAAATTTATCCGGACGCTACGGTGTATTAAGATCCTATTACAATAATTATAACAAAGTTAAAACAATATTTAATTCAAATATTGGTTCTATAGATTATCAAAACGGTTCTGTTATATTAAAAGCTTTTAATCCTTACAATGTAAACGATGAGTTAGGTATACTTTCTTTAACTGTAACTCCAAAATCTTCTATTATATCTTCATCATATAATAAAATTATTACAATTGATCCTTATGATGCAAATGCTATTATTGTTAATGCTGTTGCTAAAAATACATGATAGATAACGGTCAAAAAACTTCATTATTAATTCCTTCACAACTTCCTGAATTTGTTCGGGACGAACCATCTTATGCAAATTTTGTATTATTTGTACAAGCATACTATGAATGGCTGGAACAAAATAATAATGCTACAGATAGAACAAAAAATCTTTTAAATTATAAAGATATTGATAAAACTACATCTGAATTTTTAGATTATTTTATTAATGATTTTCTTTCTTATTTTCCAAAAGAAATATTGGCTGATGAAAAGAAAGTTATTAAGATTGCTAAAGAGTTATATCAATCTAAAGGAACACCAGCTTCTTATAAATTCCTCTTTAAAGTACTTTATGGTACAGATGTGGATTTTTTCTATACAAAAGATGCAGTATTAAAAGCTTCTGCTGGTAAATGGTATGTTGCCAAAAGTCTTAAATTATCAAGTATTGATCCAAATTTTTTAAACATTCAAAATTTAAGAGTTTTTGGTGAAACAACAAAATCTATAGCCACAGTAGAAACTTCTGTCGTTGCTGGTACAAAAACAGAAGTTTTTATTTCAAATATTGAAAGGCTGTTTCAATCTGGCGAATTTATTCGTGTTGTTGATGGAAATAATCAAGATGTTCTTTTTAATGGCGTTCCACTTAGAGCAAAAGTTGTGGGTCAAATTAGTCAAATTAAAATTGACCCCATCAATAGAGGATTACTATATCAACCTGGAGATCCGGTTGTTGTATATGGAGGATTAAATTCGGATCAAGGTATTGGTGCATCAGCTACAGTAGGCACAACGACCACAGGTTCAATTCAACGTGTATCCGTTACTAATGGAGGTTTTGGGTATCGTGCTGATCCATATTCAAAATTGTCGGTAACTAATGCACCTGGTGCCACTTTAAAAATTGGTAGTGTGAGTCCTGCTGCAGCAAATACGGTTATTGCAACTTATATTCCAATTGATTATATTGGCAAAAAACAACTTCTGTATATTGGAAATGTTTATTCTCAAGGAGTAACTTATTCATCCGGTAACAACACTCGGGATCCAAGGAACCAATCAGGTGGAGTAAATTGGACTGGAGATCCATATGTGTTTGCAAACAACTTAACTGCCAATGCCAACACAACTTTAGCAGCTGCTTTTTCGTTTACATCATTTACAACGTATCCAATTTCTTCCGTTTTAGTGACCAACGGTGGCGGAGGAATTTCTGTACCTCCAGTAGTTTCAGCCAATTCAATATATTATTCCGAAGATGATGCTGTTTTGGGTGACTTAGCTAGTTTGGGTATACTAGCACCAATACAAATTGTTTCAAGTGGTACCTATTACCGTGCAAATGATAGAATTAATATTGTTGGAGGTTCAGGATACGGTGCGTATGCCAATGTAACAAATGTTGGTACAAACGGAGAAATTTTAACAGTATCATATGTTTATCCTCAAGGAGATGCACCACATCATTATCCACTAGGTGGTATGGGTTATCGTTTACAGGGATTACCTACAGCAAACGTGATTTCTTCAAATGTTACTGCTAGTAATGCTGTTTTATCTATTACAGGAATTCTTGGTGCCGGAGCAGAATTTGGAGTTGCTGTTGACCGTGTAGGATCAATTAGTACGATCAACATTGAAAATTATGGTGAAGATTATATTACAACACCAAATGTATCTTTAAAAGTGCAAGATATTGTTGTTTCAAATGTTTCATTGACAAATATTCCACAAACAGGAGATATTGTTTATCAAGGTACCAATTTTGCCAATTCTTCATATAAAGCTATAGTTAGTAAAGCTACTATTACAACTTCTTATGCTGATCCAATACAATCTATTTGGACAATTAGAGTTTATAATTATAACTCAACGCCATCTAAAACGTTAACTTTAAAAACAAACAATAAAAATATTGTAATGCCGGTTAACAGTTATAAAACGTATGGTGATGGCACCGCAAAAGCAAAAGCAATTTTCTTAAATGGATTAACAATTTCAGAAGGCCAGTATCTTGATACTACTGGACAATTAAGTGCATATGATGTCTTACAAAGTGAAATATACAATAATTACACTTATGAAATTACTTTAGAAAAAGAAATTGAAAAATATCGAACAACTTTACTAAACTTATTACATCCAACAGGAATGAAGGTTCTTGGAAGATATGCTTTAAAATCAAATACGGCTCACAAGTTTTCTGCCTTAAATTTGTTGGAAGCAGGTCACACATTAGGATTCTATACTGGTGATGCTGGATCGTATGCAACCATGACCACCGATTGGACAAACCAAAGTAATAACATTATTCAACTTAATGCGTTAGTTGGTGCCAATATTGAAACATTTATAGCTTCTAATAGTTCAATAACATTGACAACCGCTAACGGATTCACTATACATTCAGAAGTTGCAAATGTTAAAGGTGGTTCAGCTAATACGGTAACACTTAAAGATAATGTATGGACCACCTTTGCAAATGTTGCCTATGTGAGAGCAAACTCTGGTACTAACATCATAAATATAACGAGTTTAACCAATTCATATAATATCGTAAACAATGGAGTATACAGTAATACTGCCTATCCGTTGAAAGATATTGTTTATGCTGGTGATTATGTTTTGGTGGCTAATAATACAGAAAAACAAGTACAAGCTGTTAATTATACCAGTGGTATTATATACCTAAATGGTACTTTAAGTAGTCCTGCCAATTCTTTGATGTCTGTCAGAAGGACGATATCAACAAATATTGTCAGAATTGACGGATTCTTAGGAACAGTATACTATCCATCACTAACGGATGAATTAGGAAACGTATTAACAACAGAAGATGGCGTTGTCATCTTATTAGGATAAAAAATGTCAACAGTAAAAATATCAGAACTTCCATTAATAAGTCAAATTAATGCCAACACTGCAAACACTTTATTTGCTGGTGTAGATATTCCAACAAGTGCAACATTTAGAATGACTGCAAAGACTTTGGCACAAGGTCTATATTCTAATGAAATTTTAAATGTTGGAACAAATCAACAAAATTTACCTAATACTGTTGCTCAATTTGCTTTAAATGGACAATCTTATATTCAAACAAATTTGGTTAACACCAATGATGGTGGTTCTGCTGACATTGTAGTAACGGCTAATACTGGTTCGGGTGGTACAGATTCCGCCAACTTTATCGATATGGGTTATGCTAACAAGTATTATCAGCCAGGTTTAGAGTTTAATAATATTGGTAATGCAATTTATCCATTAGATGGTTATTTGTATGTTCAAGGTACCGCATCTTCAAATGGTGGTAACTTAGTTATTGGTACAACAACATCAGGCACCAATTTAAGATTTATTGTTGGTGGAGGAACTGCAAAGAACGTTGTTGCCAAAATGACTTCTACTGGTTTGACAATGAATACTGGTACAAGTATTACTTTTGCTGATGGTTCTGTTCAAACTGTTGCTTCTAATCCTGCCGCCTATTCTACTGCTGCTTATACTCAAGCTAACGTAACTATTGGTGTTGATGCTAGTCAAAATGCTAGA